GGCGGCAACCGCGCCATCGCCATGCCGCGCGGCAGCGGCAAGACCACCCTCATCATCGCCGGCGGCGTGTGGGGCCTCGTGTACGCGCATCGCCGCTTCGTCGTGCTGATCGGCGCCGACGAGCCGAAGGCGACGAACATGCTCGAAGAGTTCCGGCTCGACCTCGAGCACAACGACCTCCTCATCGAAGACTTCCCGGAGATCTGCCACCCCATCCGCGCCCTGGAGGGTATCAACCAGCGCGCCGCCGGGCAGCTGTGCGAGGGCGAGCGCACGAACATCCACATCACCGCGAACACGATCACCCTGCCGACGGTCCGGGGAAGCCGCGCCTCCGGCGCCACGGTCGGGGTCGCGGGGATCACGGGGAGCATCCGCGGCCTTCGCGCGATGACGCTCTCGGGCGAAGTCATCCGCCCCGACCTCGCGCTCATCGACGACCCGCAGAGCGACGAATCGGCGCACTCCGAGAGCGAGTGCGCCAAGCGCGAGCGCAAGATCAAGAGCGCGGTGATGCACCTGGCCGGGCCGGGCAGACGCTTGGCTGCGCTCATGGCGTGCACAGTCATCCGCAAGGGCGACCTGGCCGACCGGTTCCTCACCCCGTCGATCTTCCCCGAGTGGCGCGGCATCCGCGGACGCCTGATGAACGCGATGCCCGAGGACGAGGCGCTCTGGGCCAAGTACGCCGACCTCTACCGCGAAGGCCGCGAGATCGGCGACATCTCGCGCGCGACGAAGTTCTACAAGCGCCAGAAGCGCAAGATGGACAAGGGCGCGGATCCCGCCTGGCCGGAGCGCTTCATCACGGGCATCGGGCCGCACGTCGACGAGATCAGCGCCGTCCAGCACGCGATGAACCTCTACTTCCAGGACCCGGAGGGCTTCTACGCCGAGTTCCAGAACGACCCGCGCAGCCCCGAGGACGAGGGCGTCAACCAGCCCGATCCGGTGGCGATCTCGTCGCGCGTCAGCAACCTCAAGCACGGCGTGCTCCCGGAAGACACGGTCCACCTCACGGCGTTCATCGACGTGCAGCAGTCGGCGCTCTACTACCTGCTCGTCGCCTTCAACGATCGATTCGGCGGCTCGCTCGTGCACTACGGCACCGAACCGGAGCAGCGCACGCAGCACTTCACGCTCCGCGGGCTCAAGCACACGCTCCAGAGCGCGATGCCGGGCGCATCGCTCGAAGCGCAGATCTACGGCGGTCTCGATCGTCTCTGCGACCGCCTGCTCCCGATGGTCTGGCGCACCCAGGGCGGCGTGGAGCACGCCGTCGGGCTCGGGCTCATCGACTCGGCGTGGGGCCAGAGCGAGCCGACCGTGATGAAGTTCGTGCGCGAGAGCCGGTGGCGGCACATCGTGCGCCCGTCGCGAGGCATGGGCATCACCGCCGGCAAGCAGCCGATGCGCGAGTGGGCGAAGAAGCCGGGCGAGAAGCGCGGTCTCAACTGGATGATCAGGCCGCCGGTCGCGGGGAAGGCGACGCGCCTCGTGCTCTACGACACGAACTGGTGGAAGTCGTTCGCGCACGCGCGCCTCGCGACGCCGCTGGGCGATCCCTCGGCCATCACGCTCTACGGCGACCGTCCCGAGCGGCACCGGCTCCTGGTCGAGCACCTGTGCGCCGAGCGGCGCACGCGCACGTTCGGCAACGGGCGCGAGGTGGACGAGTGGCGCAACCCGCCCCACAACCCGGATCAGCACTGGTTCGACGGGTTCGTGGGGTGCTGCGTCGCCGCGTCGATCCTGGGCGTGCGCATGGCCGCCCTCGAGGAGTCGAAAGCGGCGCACGGCGCGGCGGCCCGGCGCGGTCGGTCCTGGTCGCAGGTGTTCGAGGAGAAGCGGCGGCAGCGCATCGGCGCGGCGTGAGCCATGGAGGAATCAGGCGATGGCGAAGGCGACACGAAAACGGACGAGCGAGACGATCGACGCGGGTGCGCCTGCTGCGCCCGAGAGGCCGCGCGAACCGCTCGCCGATCGGATGAAGCGACGCGCCGAGGAGCCGGGCAAGAGTGAGGCCACCGGGATCGAGTGCCCGTCGTGCGGCTCGTGCTGGCACTCGGTCTACCGGACCTCGCGGTTCTTTCGCAAGGTCGTGCGCTACCGCTCGTGCGAACGCTGCGGGCGGAAGTTCATGACGACGGAAACGACGGGCGATCCGCCCACCGATTCCACCGAATAGCCGCAAACGCCGCAGATTTTCCAGATCTGGAAGCGCGTCGCCTTCGCGCACGCGCGATCGCACGCTCTGCTTGAAGCGAGCGGAGCGCAGGGTCGCGCATCCGCGCCTCAGCGACGGAGCGCGCGACGTGGCGGAGCAGAGCGTCGAGGACATCCTGAAGACCGCGGCGAGCAAGCCCAGCGAGATTCAGGGCGACGCCGGCCGCGTGAAGCAGCATCCGCTCGGCGATCTCGTCAAGGCCGACGAGTGGCTGACCAAGAAGGCGTCGGCGCGGTCGCTCCCGCGCATGCTCAAAACCTCTTCTCCGGGAGGGCGTGAGTATTGAACTTCGCCCAGCGCCTGCTCTCGTTCGTGGGTCTGGGCCGCGCGTCCTCGCCGGATGAGCCGCGCCGGTTCGTCCGCGCGTCGAATCTCTACGACGCGACGCAGACGAACGACCGCAACGCGCGCCACTGGCAGAACGCGCAGTCCTACGCGCCCAACGCGGCGGCGGGGCCCTGGGCGCGGAAGATCCTGCGCGAGCGCGCCCGGTACGAGTACGCGAACAACTGCTACATCGCGGGGATCATCAAGACGCTCGCCGACGACACGGTCGGGACCGGCCCTCGGCTCCAGCTCCGCACCGGCGACGCCCAGGTCGACGCGCAGGTCGAGGAGGCGTTCCAGGGCTGGTGCGACGCCGCGAAACTCGGCGACCGCATCCACCTGATGCGCGTGCAGAAGGCGCGCGACGGCGAGGGCATCGCCGTCATGCGGAGCAATCCCGCCCTGCGTCACGAGGTCAAACTCGACCTCTGGCTCGTTGAGCCCGAGCAGGTCGTCGACGAGCACATCAGCGTGAACGGGCTGGGTTTCTCCGGGATGGACGCCGAGGGCGTCGAGCTCGACGACTTCGGCAACCCGCGCGCGTACTGGGTGCTCCGCGAGCACCCCAACTCGATCGGCGCCACCGTCTTCGAGCCGCCGCAGCGCGTCCCCGCCGCCCAGGTGCTCCACTACTTCAGCCCCGAGCGCGCCGGGCAGTGGCGCGGCGTCTCGCAGATCGCTCCGGCGATCCCGCTCTGCGCCGCGCTGCGCCGCTACACGCTCGCCACCGTCGCCGCCGCCGAGAACGCGGCGAACATGACGATGGCGCTCAAGAGCAACGCGATGGGCGACGCCGACGAGCACAACGAGGCGGCGGGAGACATCCTGCCCCTCGAAGCCGGCGGCGTCCCGCTGCTCCCTGCCGGCTACGAACTCCAGGGCATCAAGGCCGAGCAGCCGGTCAGCACCTACGCCGAGTTCAAGCGCGAGGTCATCAACGAGATCGCGCGCTGCCTTAGCATGCCGTTCAACGTCGCGGCCGCCGACAGCAGTTCGTACAACTACGCGTCGGGCCGTCTCGACCATCAGACGTATTTCAAGTCGATCCGCGTCGAGCAGAAGCGGATCATCGCGCAGATCCTCGATCCGCTCCTCGCCGCGTTCCTGCGCGAGGCGGTGCTGATCGAGGGGCTCTTCACCCCTGAAGTGCGCAGCAAGATCGGACGCGACGGCGCGCTCCCGAAGCACGCCTGGTTCTTCGACGGTTTCGAGCACGTCGACCCGGTGAAGGAAGCCAACGCCGACGACATCCGGCTCCAGAACGGGAGCGCCACGCTCTCGGACCTCTACGCGAAGACCGGCCAGGACTGGCAGCAGAAGGTCGAGCAGCGCGCCAAGGAGCTCCAGTTCATCGGCGAGATGGAGCGCAAGTACAACGTCGTGATGCGCGAGCCCGCGGGCGCGCGCGACGACAACGCCGAGCCGGAAGATCGCGATGAACCGCCCGCGAGCAACGGACGCGGCGCGCGGTCGCGCGCCCCGGCGCGCCCGGGCGCCTCGGCCCCCGGGGGCCGCCGAAGGGAGGCCGCGCGATGAGTGAACTCCCGCCCATGATCCTCGCGAACGCGCCGAAGCCCGGGGATCAGGTGCGCGCCGAGCGCGTCAGCGTCGAGTGGATCGAAGCCCGCCAGGGCGAGAGCGATTCGGCGCTCCGCCGCTTCCGCATGGTCGCGTACACGGGCGGTCCGATGCGCGTCGGGTTCTCGCGTCCGGTCGTGCTCGATCTTCGGGGCCTGCGCGGCATCGACAAGCCGCGTCCGATCCTGCGCGACCACCGGCGCGACCAGATCGTCGGCCACACCACCTCGATCACCGTCGTCGGCGCGAATCTCGTCATCGAGGGCGTGATCTCCGGCGCCAGCGCGCTCTCACGCGAGGTCGTCGAGTCGTCGCGCAACGGCTTTCCCTGGCAGGCGAGCGTGGGCGTGCAGCCGCTGCGCGTCGACGAGGTCGCCCAGGGCGCCACGGTCGAGGTCAACGGGAAACAGGTCGCCGGCCCCGCGTACGTCGTCCGCGAGGGCGTGCTCTTCGAGTCCAGTTTCGTCGCGCTCGGCGCGGACGACGACACCAGCGTTGCCCTCGCGCACGCGCACACGGGAGATCCCACGATGGAACAGTTCAAGAAGTGGCTCAAGGCGAAGGGCTTTGAGTACGACAACCTCACCGCCGAAGCGATCGCGTTCCTCCAGGCGAAGTTCGACGCCGAGCAGGCCGCCGCGAACTCCGGAGGCGCCGGTTCCGGCGCCTCGGGGGCGTCGGGAACGGTGAACGCGAGCAACGCGACCGGGGCGACCGGCGCCGCCACAGGCGCGCAGAGCGACGCCGCGATCGCCGGCGCCATCACGGCATCCAACGGTCAGGGCGGATCGCCGCTCACGCTTGAGGCGGTGCAGCAGGTCCTCGCGCAGAACAACGCGAACGTGCTCGCCGAGGCGCAGCACATCGCCGAGGTCAACGCGCTGGCCGCGAACCACCCGGAGATCCGCGCCCAGGCGGTCAGCGAGCGCTGGGACCTCAACCGCGTGCGCGACGCCGTCGAACTCGCCAACGTGCGCGCCAGCCGTTCGTTCCGCCTGGCACCCGGAGGGATGGGCGGGGGCTTCACGGGCGATTCGGGAACCGGCCTTCCCGCGTCGACGGGGCAGAGCGGTCGTCCCAACCCGGTCGCGGTGCTCACGGCCTCGCTGTGCATGGCCGGCGGCATCGGCATGCAGGCCGTCGCCGCGAGCGCGCAGAACCCCGACGGCTTCGATCAGAACACGATCAACGCGGCGATGAGCCGCGAGCATCGCGGCGCGACGCTCTCACAACTCATCTACGCGACCATCGAGGCCGCCGGCGGATACGTCCGGCCCGGACGCATCGACGACGACACGATCCGGGCCGCGCTCCACGCCGACTCGCAGCTGGCCGCGCAGAGCGCGTTCATCCGCGCCTCGAGCGGGTTCTCGACGCTCTCGCTCTCGGGCGTCCTGAGCAACGTCGCCAACAAGCAGCTGCTCCAGTCGTTCCTCGCCGTCGACATGGCCTCGTCGCAGTTCTGCGGCGTCGGCGACAACGTCGACTTCAAGACCACCACGCGCTACCGGCTGACCGGCGTCGGCGTGCTCGAAGAGGTCGGGCCCACCGGCGAGATCAAGCACACGTCGCTGGATGAGGACGGCTTCCCCAGCCGCGTGAAGACCCACGCCAAGATGGTCACGCTCACGCGCGTGATGATGATCAACGACGACCTCGGGGCGTTCCTGCAACTCCCCGCGATCCTCGGCCGCCAGGCGGCGCTCGCGCTCGAATACGCCGTCTTCCGCCTGCTCATCAGCAACCCGAGCAACTTCTTCAGCGTCGGCAACAAGAACCTGCTCTCGGGCGCGGGATCCGTGCTCGGCATCGACGGGCTCACGAAGGCGCGCGCCGCGTTCCGCAAGCAGGCGGACAAGGCGGGCCAGCCGATCATGCTCCGCCCCTCGATCCTGCTCGTGCCCGCGGCGCTGGAGACCTACGCCGAGCAGCTCTTCACCGACACCTACGTCAACGAGACGACGAGCGAGAACGCGCCGAAGCCCGCGAGCAACCCGCACAAGGGCAAGTTCCGCCCCGTCGCGAGCCCGATGCTCGACGCCAACGGCTTCATCCCCGGCGGCAGCGACACTGCCTGGTACCTCTTCGCTGATCCCGCGGACGTTCCGGCCATCCGCATCTCGTACCTGCGCGGCCAGCGCCGCCCCGTGCTGCAGAGCGCGGAGACCGACTTCGCCACGCTCGGGATGCAGTGGCGCAACGTCTTCGATTTCGGCGTCGACACCGAAGAGCCCCGCGCCGCGCAGAAGAACGCCGGCGGCTGATTCCTCCATGACACCCACCGCCGCGCGGCCCACCCGCCGCGCCGCGGCTTTCCCGCACCAGAGCCGGACCCCGATCCACTCCACGGAGACAGCCCATGCCAGCCACCCGAGTCAGCGAAGGCCACAAGATCGACTACACGCCCGGCGCCGACGTCGCCGCCGGGACCGTCGTCCTCCAGGGCGATCTCTTCGGCGTCGCGGAGATCGACCTTCCCGCCAACCAACTCGGCGCGCTCGCCGTCGAGGGCGTCTTCGACATCACGAAGGCGACCACGGGCGGCACCGCGTTCGCCGCCGGCGCCGACGTCTTCTGGGACGCGGGCAACAGCCGCGCGACCAACACCGACGGCTCGGGCGCCAACAAGAAGATCGGCAACGCCGCCGTCGCCGCCGCCGACGGCGACGCGACGGTGCGCGTGAAGCTCACGCCCGGCGCGGCGTGATCGACATACCCCGTTTCTCGATCCGGCGCGCGTCCGCCTCGCGCGGGCGCGCGCCATTCACGAACTCCGACACCACTCGCGCGAGAAGCGAACCGTGCCCGACGTCCTGTCCGAAGCCCTGGCGACCCTCAGCGACGAATGCAAGGCGTTCCTGTCGTCGGAGATCGTCTACCGGCTCGGGCCCGTCGACGCCGACCCGCCGCCCGCCTCCGCGGCGATTCAGGCGACGATCGCGCCGGTTCGCCCCGACGAGTCGATGTCGATGAGCGGCGCGACCTTCCAGCACGTCGAGGCCCGCGACTTCCTGATCGATCCGGCGGATCTGACCTTCGGGCCCGGGGCGCCGGAGCGCTTCGAGCCGGAGGAGACCCACGAGATCGACATGCTCGATGCGGCGGGCGCGCTCACGCGCTGGCGCGTCTCGGCGCGCGACGGCGAGCCGGCGTGGCGCTTCTGCGACCCCTCGCACACGCGCATGCGCGTGCACACGGTGCGCGTCTCGATCGAGGAGAACCTCGAGCCCGCGGAAGGGCCGCTCGGAGGCGGCGAGCCGGCGGAGTTCGGGGGTGGCGAATGAGCGCCCTGCGTGAGACCGTCCGCGACGCGTGCGTCGCCGCGCTGACCTCCGGCGACCCTCTGCCGCTCTCTCCTGAAGTGCGCGGCGAGAACGAGGCGGCCAACTGGGTGCGCCACCGCGCGCAGACCGTCCCCGTGGTGCTCGTGATCGGCTCGCAGGTGCGCAAGCGGCGCGTCTCGCGCCGGGACTGGCAGCCGGAGGTGGACATCACGGTGATCGTGTTCGCGCCCGCGAACCGCGCCGACAAGGAGCGCCTCGACACCCTCGACGAACTCGCCGAGGCGATCGAGTCGCGATTGCGCGACGCGCGGCCGGACGGGTTCACGTCGGTCGACGTCGTCGAGGGCGATCCGTTCGACCCCAACGCCGTGCAGGGGGCCAAGACGTACGCGCACTCGTTCACGATCACCTACCGCCGAGGGAGTCTGTGATGCCAGGAGCGCTCGTCGTCACCAAGATCGACGCGCCCGCCGCGAGCGGCTGGGCGAAACTCAGCGAGGAGTCCGTCGTCGCCGACGCGACGCTGCTCGCGCCCGCCGCCAACGCGTCGCCGATCAAGATCCGTTTCGACGGCGAACCGGGGGTCGGCGTCGACTGGCCCGCCGGCGTCCGCGCCGACATCGGCGTGCAGGACCTGTCGCGCATCGAGATCAGCGGGGCCGAGGGCGACTCGATCCACCTCATCGCGAGGGTCGGACGATGACCGACCAGGCGCTCACGAAGGTGTTGCTCGACGGCGGGCTCGGCGTGGCGCTGTTGCTCGTCGCGGTCTACCTGGTGCGCTGGCTCATCACGACGGGCTGGCCCAACCTCACGAAGGGGCTGAGCGAAGCCGTCGACCGCATGGAGCAGGAGGGCAAGGAGGCGCGGGTCTTCTTCGCCGACCAACTCGAGCGCGAGCGCCAGTTCTTCGCCAAGCAGCTCGATCGCGAGCGCGAGCACCACGACAAGCAGATCGAGCGCCAGTTCTCGATGTTCGAATCGCACATGCAGCGGCTCATCGGCCGCGCCAAGGAGGAATCCCGATGAATCTGTCCATCCGATCCGCGTCGGCCGCCCTCGCCGCCGGCGCGATATTCCTCGCCTCGATGGTCGCCGTCGCGCCCATGACCGGGTGCGAAGCGATCCAGGACGGCGTCGCCTACGTCTCCGGCGCGCCGACCAGCAAGGAGTTTGAGGCCCAGCGCGAGAAGATCGAGGCCGCCGACAAGGCCCGTGAGGAAGCCGAGCGCGTGCGCGACGCCCTCGCCGCCCAGGTTGAGGCCGAGGAGCGCAAGCAGGCGTCCATCGACGCCCAGCGCGAAGCCCTCGAAGCGCAGTACGCCGCGATGGCGGGGCAACTGGTGACGATGACCGGCGAGGCCCGCCGCGCGATCATGGACATCATGGACGGCGTGCGCGCCCGGATGGAGCACGTCGGCGACCTCGCGCGCCAGCAGGCCGAACTCGTGGCGCAGTACCAGACCGCCATCGCGCAGGCCGACGCGTCGCTCGCCGAGGCGTCCGAATCCATCGCCGCCGCCGAGACCGAGTTCGAAGCCCTCCTCGCGCAGCGCGACGACGCGTTCGGCGGGCTGACCGGCGCCGTCAACGCCATCGCCGACACCGCGATCACGCTGGGCGTGCCCGCGCCGATGGTCGAGCAGGGCCGCGGCCTCATCGTCGCCGGACTCGGGCTCGCCACCGGCGCCACGCCGACCGGCGCAATCGCGTGGTTCATGCGACGGCGCGCTCGAAACGCGGCGCAGGTGATCAAGGCCACCGAGAAGTACGGCCTGCTCGACGACACCGACCCGGCGCGCAAGAAGGCCGCGAAGGCCGAACTCCCGCCCGCCGCCGTCGCTGAACTCGAGCGGCTCACCAAGAACGTGAAGAAGGTCCCGAACACGGCCCTCCACACCGTCGCGCCCCCGAACGCGGCGGCCTGATCGATCGCTCTCGTCGCCGCGCGCCATGACGCGCGCGGATTCCTCCGCCCGCCGCTTGCCACGTCGCTCACCCCCGCAAGGGGCGCAAGCGGCGGGCCTTCCCGAGCCACACCATGCGTCTCACTTCACGCCGCATCTCGACGACCGACCTGCTCGTCATCGGCGCGCTCGCCGTGGTCGTCGCGGTCGCGGTCTGGAGCGCCCTGCGATGAACACCATCTACATCACCGGCGACGCGTACACCGACGAGGCATCGTTCCTCGACGACGCGGCCCGCGCTCTGAACATTCTTGCGTCTGATCCCGAGGTCGGGCACGTCGTTCGGCGGATGCAGACGCGCACGATCTTCACGCCATCGAACACCGACGTGGTCCCCAATGGCTCGTCCGGCGACACGGCGTTCGGCGCCTACATCCACCCCAACAACAATCTCCGCCTGAACCTCGGTCGCACTATCGCGTGGCACACCGCCAATGCCGTCGGATACTACGACGCTGTTATGGTGCTCATCAACACATCGCACTTTGGTGGTGGGCGCAACACGATGGTGAACGTCGCCTACGCTGCGGCCCGCAATGTCCATTTCGCCGAACTGCTGAAGCACGAGTTTCTCGGTCACGCGATCGGCGGACTCGGCGACGAGTACAGCGGCTCGGGAGCGTACACGGGCGGTAATCCTCCGTCTCCCAATCTCGATATCGAGAGCGATCCCGCGACCGTGAAGTGGTCGCACCTGATCGGCCAGCCGGACGGCATGGGCGGCGTCGTCGGTGTGTTTGAGGGAGGCGCCGAACGACGAACCGGCATCTACCGACCGACGCTCACCAGCAAGATGCGTCAACTCGGCAGGCCGTGGGGTCCGGTCAACGCCGAGGCGATCATCGTCGCGGCGGGACGATTCATCCCGCCCCTGAAAGGCGACCTCAACGGCGACGGGCGCGTCGACTTCCACGACCTCAACCTCGCGCTCGCGGGCGAGTTCGATCAGGTCAACAACGTGCTGAGCAACTTCGGGAGGAGCGAGTAATGCCCAGCGTCGGATGCGACACGCCGATCGTTTACGCGAACGACCTGGCTCGGCACTACGGCTTCCGCCAGATCACGAACAACGGCGTTGCGCCCTCGCTCGCCACAGCGCCCTCCGGGCGCCAGGGCGTGCTGCTCAAACTCGCCGACGCCGCCGTGGTGCAGAGCCGGTCGGCGATGCGACACACGATCAAGTACATGCGCGACGGCGACGAGTCTGCGCCGACGGCGGGCATCCAGAACATCGGCATCGTCGATTGCGTCTGGGAGTTCGAGTACGAGTCGACTGCGGGCCTCTGGACCGGCGGCGTGCGCGACATGGTTTGCGCGCTCTACGCCGCTGGCGACGTGACCTTCGTCAACATCCAGTTCTCGTCGGCCACGCAGATCCGCGTGTTCATGACCGGCCAGGTCGCCGCGCTCGTCACGATCCCCGGCGGCATCAACGTCTCGACCGGCGTGCACACGCTGCGCGTGTACTACGCCAAGTCGGGGATCGCCGGCGTCACGCCCGCGCTGCGCGTCTGGATCGACGGGCAGGAAGTCACGCTCCCCGCCGGCTTCACGAACCACGTCCGCACCGAGAACATCTCGACGTACGACTTCACGACGCGCAACGAGGTCGCCGCCCTGAGCGCGGGGCAGGCGCCCGGGAAGTGGCTCTACAAGCACTGGGTGCGCGCGGGCAGAGTCGCGAACCCCGCCGCCGCGTTCGATTTCTCCGCGTGGTCTCCCGGCGGCAAGCCCCCGGGCCTCGCGCACTGGGCGGACGTGGTGCACGACCAGGCGAAGATGATCGTCTCCGAGTTCCCCGGTCGGCTGGGTTACGCCGAGACCTGGTCGCGGGTGCTCTGGGCGATCGGCGACACCTGGCCCGGGGATGGCTCGGCGAACACGACCGCCGCGCTGGAGCACACCGTCGGATCGCTGTACTTCGCGCACCACGCGATTCCCTTCGGCGCGCCCGCCGATCCGGCGCACAAGGTGATGGCGAAGGTCGTGATCCAGGACGCCGAGAGCGCGCCCGCCAACAGCTGGACCAGCGGCATCTACGAGGTGAAGCCGGTCGGCTCGGCGCCGGGCGACGCGAACCTCGCGCGACCGATCGACATCCTCCTCGGCTACTGCATGAAGGGGTACGGGCGCGGCGTCCCCGACTGGTGGCGCGTCGTCGGGCAGGCGATTGACCCCGCGCGCGACACGATCGGCGCGCTGATCGAAGATGAGCTGTACTCCGACGATCGCGAGCCCGACACGGCCGACGCGCTGACCTATCCGCAGGACGCGAACGCGCCGCCGGACTACGGCTCGGCGATGCCCGCCGGGAGCGGGCTCGGCGTCGCGGTCTCCCAGCGCATGCTGTGGGAGAGCGCGTCGTTCAGCGATCTCTTTGCGCGGATCCCCGCGTGGAGACTCAGCGGCGTGAGCGATCACGTCTGGGACAACTCGTGGGTTCCGGGCTGGGCCGGTGACGGCGCTGAGGTCGGCGGCGAGTGGGGAACCATGACGCGCGGCGAGATGCACAATCGAGGGAACGACTTCCTCGCGAAGGTGTATCAGCCCGGACTGATCGGCGCTCCGGCGCAGGGCGCCGACCCGTACCCGCCGATGTACTCGGCGAAGCAGACCGGGCCGATCCTCCACGTCGCCCTCGACCCGTACCGCTACGCCAACGTCAACGGCACGAAGCTCGGCGCGACGCAGCTCGCCTGGCTGCGCAACCTCTGCCAGACGACCACGGCGAAGCACGTCGTGTTGTACTCCCCCCAGCCGATGTTCGACGCGGTGTACAAGCCGCTCCAGGACTGGCACGATCGCGCGACGTGGCGCGGCGAGCGCGACACGATCCTCGACGACCTCGAAGCCAACGCCAGCGTGCAGAGCGTGATCGTCTACGTAGGCGACGCGCACCTGCCCTGGTGGTATCCGACCCCTTCGGCGACGCACCCCAAGGTGCTCGGCGAGTTCGCGGGCGGGTCGTTGTCGAGCACGATGCTCATCGCGCTGGCTGCGCGTCCGAACCTCGCGTCGATCGAGGCGGTCGTCACCGCCGACGGTCGGCCCGGCTGGGTTGGACCCGCCGCCGGAGGACCTGGACTCACGACCGGCGGCGAGTTGCAGGACCAGCGCCACCAGCGGCGCACCGGACGCGCGCGGTACGGGGTTGACGGCTCGCTCACGCTCGAGCTCTTCAACGCCGACTTCGATCCCGACGACCCGCCGAGCGACCTGGACTCGACACTGCTGCGCACGGTCTCGCTCAACGCGTTCACGCCGACGTCGGACACGCCGTCCCAACCGTCCATCGGCGGCGCGTTCGCGCTTGTTCCCGCGTCCGTGCTCGGCGAGGCGCCGGGGACCGCGTGGGTGAAGCCCTATCCCGATCCGCTTCGCGCGGGCGTCGTCCTCGCCGCGGCGCCGTCGAACGCAGACCCCCTCGGCCTGCGCGTCGCGAGCGCGCCCGACGACGCCATCGACCTCGACCCCGGCGCCGTGATCGACCTGGGCTCGATCGACGCCTCGACCATCGAACTCCGCGCGAGCGAGGGCGACCGGGCCCTGCTCCTCGCGCGCACCGGAAGCCAGCCCGCCACCCGATCACGCACGCGCTGACGCGCACCCCACGGGAGATCCGCCATGATCCTGCTCGGTCTCGAAATGAAGGCGTTCCGCTTCGTCGACCCCTCGTTCGTCGAAATGGGCAACGTCAGCGAACTCACCCTCGGCCTCACCAAGAGCGAGGCCAACACCAGCCGCCGATCCAACGAAGGGTGGCGCACGCGGCGGGCGGCGCTGAAGGACATGGAGGTCTCGTTCACCCAGATGCTCGAAGCGGGCGACGCCGACGTCGCCGCCATCGACGAGGCGTTCGACTCCGGCACGCCCATCAAGATGCGCTTCCTCGACGGACCCAGCGCCAGCGGCAACGGCTGGGAGGCCGACTACGACGTCTTCGAAGTCACCCAGAACGAGCCCCTCGAGGAAGCCGTCACGCGCAACGTCGTGCTGCGCCCCACCACCGCGCCCCAGCGCGTCACCGGCGGATCGATCGCGTCGATGACGCTCAAGAACACCGCCTCGGCCCCCGGCGCCCCCGACACCCCCGACGCCCCCGCAGACCCCGTCGCGTCCGAAGCCCCGACGAACGAGCCCGCCGAAGCCGCGGAGGTCCACCCGATGGACGCCGCCGAGAAGCAGGCCGCCGAAGCGGCGGAGGTCGCCGAGCAGGAAGCCGCGCTTCCCGGCGTCAATGAGGGCTGATCACCGCTGCGCGCCCCGCGCGTTCCTCCATCCACGAACCGGAGCGACACTATGGCGACGTTCAAGGCAGGCGAGCACGAGTACACGCTCGCGCTCACGGTCGGCGCGCTGAAGCGCGTCCGCGACGCGCTCCAGTACGACCTGGCGAAGGCGCTCTCGCCCCTGGGCATGGGGCAGTTGCTCGATGATCCGGTGCGCTTCGTCAACGTGCTCTATGTGCTCGTGCGCGAGCAGTGCGAACAGCGCGGCGTCACCGACGAGCAGTTCGGCGAATCGCTCTACGGCGACGCGCTGTGGGGTGCGATCAAGGCGTTCGAGGAGTGCCTCATCTCTTTCTGCCCGTCCCCGAGCCAGCGCGCGGCCCTCGCCGCGTGGCGGGATCGGGGAGAACTCCGGATCGAGGAAGCGGCGAAGCGCGCGATCGAGGCGGCGCAGGACGGCACGCTCGACAAGGCGATCGACAGCGCGCTCAGGAGCCGGACGTCGCCGCCCGCGAGTTCTGGTCCGGCGTCTACGAACGAGCCGGAGTCCTCGGACTCTGCCCCGACCCCTACACCCTGCGCGAACTCGAGTGGATGACCCTCGGGCGACTGCGCGCCCAGTGGGACATCGCCGCCGAGCAGCTCGCGCTCTTCGCCAACGCGCACTCGTCCAAGCGCCGCTTCAAGCCCTCCGACTTCCACCGCTACCCCAGGCCCGTTGTGAGACAGAAACCCGCACGCACGATCTCCGCCGCCGCCGCCACCGACCTGGTCTGCGGCCCCCGGAAACCGCCCAAGCCCTGACGACCCCCGACGACCCCCGCCACATGACCCGTTTCGCCTCGCCATCCAGGATCGGACGCTCCCTCGGGGTCGGCGCGATCCCGCGCCGCGTGGGCGGCCTCGCCCCCGGGGGCTTCGCGCAGGCGCGCACCACGTTCGGCGTCAACCGAGCGCTCGGCGTCGGCGTGATCCCGAAGCGGCTCTTCTTCGACCGTGAACTCGTGATCCGCTCGATGGACGACGCCTCGCGCAAGGCGCTCTCGAAGGGCGGCGGCTACGTCCGCAAGACGGCGCGCAACAGCATGCGCCCGAGCATGGCGCCGCGCCGTCAGCCCGACGGCCGACGCTACGTCCGCGACGCCGACGGCAAGGTGGTCTACGACCGGCAGTTCGTCTGGCGCAAAGTTGAGGGCGGGCTGATCCGGTACCCCAAGCCCTCCGCGCCGGGAAGCCCGCCCCACCGCCACTCCAACCCGCTGCTGCATCGGCTGCTGTTCTACGCGTTCGATCCCGGCTCGCGCTCCGTCGTCGTCGGCCCCAGCGCCCTGGGCAAGAGCCGCGTGCCCGAACTCATGGAGTTCGGCGGGACGACGGTCAGCGAGTCGCCGGTGTTCGATCCCAAGCAGCGCCGCTGGAGGAAGTCGCGCCGCACCGTGCGCATCCAACCCCGCCCGTACATGGCCCCGGCGCTCGCGAAGGCGATCGCTGCCGGCGTCGTGCCAGGTTTCTATCGCAACGCCATGCGGAGGGTCGCCTGATGGCTCGCGCGGGAGCGATTCGCGCCGGCGCCGCGTTCGTCGAGCTCTACGCCGACGGCTCGCGGCTTCAGAAAGACCTGAGCGCCGCGCAGCGCCGTTTCCAGACGTGGGGCCAGAACCTCACGCGCGTCGGGGCCGGTCTGTTCGCGGGCGGCGCGTCCATCGGCGGTCCGCTCGCCCTGGCGGTCAAGGCCGCGAGCGACGAGCAGGAGACGTACAACAAGTTCGTCCAGGTCTTCGGCGAGAACGCGCAGCGCGCCGAGGCGTGGGTCGACGAACTGGCCAAGACGGTCGGACGATCGAAGACGCAGATGCGCGACGCGCTCTCGACGCTCCAGGCGTTCTTCGTGGGGCTCGGCTTCACGCGCGACGAGTCGCAGGAACTCTCGCAGACGCTCACCGCGCTCGCCATCGACTTCGGCTCGTTCTTCAACATCGGCGACGACGAAGCCCTCCGCCGCTTCATCAGCGCGCTCGCCGGGAGCCCCGAAGTCCTCGACAAGTTCGGCGTGAACATCCGTGAGGCGGCGCTTGAGCAGGAAGCCATGCGACGCGGGATGGACGTCAACATCCACACCGCCGACGAGATGACCAAGTCGCTCCTGCGCGTCGGCGTGCTGCTGCGCACCATGACCGACCAGGGGCTGGTCGGCGACGCCGTCCGGACCGCCGGGCAGTTCGCCAACCTCTGGAAGCGCCTGAAGGGCGAGATCCGCGACACCGGCGCCGCGATCGGTCGCTCGCTCCTGCCTGTCCTCGAGCCGGTCGTCGCCGTCGCCGCCGAAGGCGTCGAGGTCATCGGCGACGTCGTGCAGCGGTTCCCCGGCCTGGTCGTCGGACTCGCCGCCGCGTCGGGACTCGCGCTCGCCGCCGGCGCGGCGCTCACGCTGCTCGGGATCGCGGCCTTCGGCGTGGGATCGGGGTTCGGCGCGATCGCGTCCGCGGCCGGTCTGCTCCTCACGCCGGTGGGCGCGGTCAGCGCGCTGACCATCGCCGGCGCGGCGGCGTTCGTCACCTGGAGCGGCGCCGGCGCATCGGCGGTGCGCGTGCTGCGCGAGGAATGGTCGACCCTCGGCCCGGTCTTCCAGGCGTCGATCTCGGCGATGATGGACGCGCTGTCGGCGGGCGACGCGAAGCTCGCCGTCGAGATCTTCTGGGCGACGTTCCGCGTGGCGTGGCTCGAGGGTCAGGACTCGATCTCGAAACTCTGGAACGACTGGATCGATTCGCTCGGCGACAAGTGGGAAGCGCTCAAGAAGGCGATCGTCGATTTCGACGCGGGTTCGCTCGCGCAGGCGATCCCCGGCGTGCGCATGAGCAACGCGGCGCGCGGCGCGATCGCTGACGGCGTCGGCCTCGTCGCCGCAGACGCGCAGGCGCGGGCCGAATCCAGCATCGGACCGCTCGGGGAACGGCGACGGCAGATCGAGCTCGGCGAGGCGATGCGCGAGCGCGAGGCGGCGCAGGAGCAGGTGAACATGCTCACCAGCGCGCTGCTGATGGGCGATGCGCTGCGCGCCCGCGGCTCGGCCGTGCGTCCCGCCACCGAGATCAGCGCCGAACTGGAGAAGGCGCAGGAGCGTCTCATGCGGGCCGTGGAGCGCATCGCGCAGGTTCGCTCGTCGTCGGCGTCGGCGCTCGCCGACGAGAAGGCCAACGAGCGCATCGCCGACATCCTCGACCGACCAAACGACCCCAACGCCGCCGACGAGCAGTCGCCGGGAGGCGCGCTGGCCGAAGCGAGGAAGGAGCTCGAGCGCCTCCTCGAGCAATCGGAGAATCGTTCGGGGTCGACCAGTGGTTTGGTCTCCGGTAACTCAAGCAACGGCTCGATGTCCACCGGGCTTGAACTGAATGCGCTCTTCGATCGACTTGACTCATTTGCGTCAGGCGGCTTGCGCGCGATGGGCACATTCGGCTCCTCGCGCGAGCTACAGGGCGGGCGTGAATTCTCGCGGGATGCGCGCGAAACGCGCGACAACACGAAGCGCACGGCGGACGGGATCGAGAAGCTGAACCGGATGATCGAGCAAAGCGGCGGGCTCATTTTTGTCTGAGGAACACTCATGATACTTCCGAACATCTCGCAACCCATCAACGCGAACGCGCATCGCTCGTCGCTCCGAATCGGCGAGAGCGAGCCTGTCTCGATGATCGCGGCGAGCCGCGAAAGCGAGCGTCGACGTCGGAAGTTTCACATGGTCGCCTACAACGGCGGGCCGATGCGAATCATCGGCTGGGATCTTCCTGTCGTTGTCGACCTGAGAGGCGTCAAACCGCTCAGAGAGAAGATCCCTGTTCTTCGGGAACACGACTTCAACCGCGTCATCGGTCACGCGACACTGATCGAGAATGACGGACGGAGCCTGAAGATAAGCGGGGTCGTGAGCGGCGCGAACGAGCATGCGCGCGAGGTCGTCGATTCTTCACTCGACGGCTTCGAGTGGAATGCGAGCGTCGGTCTCGAAGTGAAACGGGCAACTCGTCTCCCTCAAGGCCAGCGCGCGACGGTGAACGGTCGGGAATTCACCGGACCCGTGTACATCGCCGAGGAATCCGTCCTCAACGAAGCGTCTTTCGTCGCGAACGGCGCTGACCACACCACACGCATCGCCGTTGCTCAGCGAAAGAGCTCGGCACAACGACAAGGAAGTTCGACCGTGCCATTCCCCAAGAGGATCAACGATTCTTCGCGCTCGACCGGTGGCATCGCGGTAGGCAACGACGCCATCGACGTCGGCGACGTCGACACGGCCCAGGCGGTCATCGAGCGGACCGAGCGATTCGATCGCATGATCGAGGCATCTCGGCTCCATCATCTCAACCCGGACGACCGTACATCGCAGCAAATCCGAACGATTCGAGCGAGCGTCATCCGCGGGGATACGTCTCTCGACGATGCGACGGACAGTATTCTCGAGATCGTCTCGGACATCGCCGGTCGGAGCGAGCGTCAGCGCCTGCTTGACGAGACTCGGAACGGACGAACGCAACCCTTTCGTCTCTCCGCGTCGGCGCAGGATCGCGATGAGGGCGACTTGCCTCGTCGGGTTGCGGCGAGCGCGAATCTCGAAGAAGGCGAAGATCCGATCATCGGGTCGCTCCTGCTTCGCGCGATGGGCGCCGAGACCGCCGCGGTCGAGCGGTACGGAAACCGAGCCGTCCAGGCTTCTCGCCAGGTGGCGTCAATCACGCCGAGCATCTACGACGCCGCGAGGTACTTCGCCGAGTCCAACGGCCAGGATCCCCGGCGCATTGAGGCATCCGGCTTCTCGACACTGAGCGGCTTCAGTGAAGCCCTCCACCGGGCGACCGTCATCGTCATGCGTCAAGGTTGGGAGCCGATGGTCGCTCCGGTCGTCGCGATGACGCGCGGAAGAATCGTGTCTCTCTCTGACTACTTCGAGCACAACATGCTCGACACCGAGGACAACAAGGGCTTCGAAGAAGTCCCGCTCGGCGGCGAGGTCAAGCACCGCGTGCTCGACATCGGCGGCCGCAAGATCTCGATGCGCACATGGGCGGAACTGTTCTCGATCGACGAGCGCATGATCCGCGGCAACGCCGGACAGGTCATCGGCGAAGCGGCCATGAACATGCGCTACCGCGCAGCGCAGACCGTGCTTCGCGAGTGGTTCACTCTCATCATGAAGAACACCGGGGCATTCTTCAGCGCCGGCAACAAGAACCTCATGACGGGAGGCGAGAGCGTTCTCGGAATCGACTCGTTCAGCAAAGCCGTCGCGATGATGCGCGCGCAGGTCGACAAGGCTGGCGAGCCCGTGGGCGCGGTTCCTGGCTTCCTCGTCGTTCCGCCGGAGCTCGAGCAGTACGCGAGGCAGCTCATGGAGTCGATCGAGCTGACCGCTGACGTCGGACAGAATGGCTCGAGCAACCCGTGGCGAGGCACCGCGGAGGTCGTTGTTGAGCCGCGGCTTTCGTCTCCGAAGTACCCAAACAACTCGGCGAGGGCGTGGTATCTGATCGCGAAGCCCGAATCGGTCCCTCCGTTCGTGCTCGGCGCTGAAGGCGGCTCCTTCCCCGCGCCTCGCACCGAAGAGGAGCGCGATAAGTCTCTCAACACGTTCGCCCACAAGTGGCGCGCGCGCATCGACTTCGGAGTCGCCCAGAACGACTACCGCGGCGCGGTGAAATCCGCAGGCGAGTGACTCACGCGGCGTGAAGGGCAGGGATGCCCTCACGTCGATTCTCGGATCGAAGGGGATCTCCGATCCGAGTAAGCCCCCCGCGTCGTCTGTGAAACCGGGCGGGGGAGCGACAAAACGGGTCCGCTTCCGTCTCCCGGCGGGGGCGGGCCTATTCGAGAAGTGCACGGCGCGCTCGGTGCGCGCCAATCACGGATCGCGTTCGAGCGGGCGCGATTCGGTTTCACAGACGACGAGCCCGAGCAAGGCACGCCGAACGCGCCGCAGTGGCGCTGCGCGGTTGCTTTGCATACCGAGGAACCCTCGATGCTCAGGGTTGAACACATCCGCGACTACAAGGTCACGATGCTCCAGAAGGCGCTGGGGATCGATCGCCCGTGCGCTATCGGGATCGTCTCGCTCCTGGTGCTCTTTGTCGCCGACCACGGCGAAGAGGATGGCGCCTTGCAGGGGAAGCTCGCCCGGCACATCGCCGCCGGTGTCGAGTGGGCCGGAGACCCTGAAGAACTCATCACTGCCCTCATTGACGCCGAGTATCTCGATCGAGACGGCAACACTCTCCGATTTGTCAACTGGGCGGACTTCATGCCCCCCTGGGTCCAGGACAGACTCCGCAAGCGCGCCGAACGCGCGCGCAGCAAGGCCAGCGCAGACACGGCGTCCGGGACGGTCCCGGACATTCCGGGAAAATCCTTATCCCCTCCTCTCCCCTCCTCACTTACCCACACCACTCCGAGAAAACCTGAAGGTGCTAGCGCACCTTCAGCCGCGACTCGAAGCGACGACGCTGGCGCGTCGACGCGTTCGGTCTCGGCGCGTGGTCGTTCGAAGCGGACGAAGTCTTCCGATGCGATGCGATGGGATCGAGACGCGGGATGGTCGGGGATCGTGGACGAAGACCGTGCGCGCTGGGCAAAGGCGTATCCCGCCGTCGACGTCGATCGACAACTTGCCGCGATGACGGAGTGGCTCCTCGCGAATCCGGCGAAGGCCCACAAGAGCAACTGGCGAAAGTTCGTCACCAACTGGCTAACGCGAAGGCAGGACGCAGGTGGAGACGTCGGGCCAGAACGAAGACCACTGCCGCGCGATGGGCCGATCCCGTTCCCGAGCCGTCAGCGAGAGCGAGATGCACACAACGAACAGGAACGCCTGAAAGTCCTCCAGCGTCGTGGCGCGACGTTGGAGAACGGAGAAAACGCACATGAACCAGCACGGTAATCGCGGGCTCACAAACCGGCAACTTGCCGACGTCTCGGAGCGCATCGCACGACTCTGGAATCGAGCGACGTTGAACGAAGAGCATTTCGACGCGCTTCTCGAGATGCTCTCGGGTTTCTCGTATCAGGTCGTCGTCGCGACCCTTCGAGAGGCTTGGCAAGAAGATCCCTGGGCACCCAATCCGGTCAAGATCCGTGAGATTGCAGGGCGGCGCCGCCAACACGCGCTCGATCACGCCGCGGGCAGCACGCGTCATCGTGCTTCGCCGCTCCCGCCGAAAGATCCGATTCTCGAGAGGGCGGAGGCCGTCGTCGATCGGATGACGCCTCAGGCGTTGCGGGAGCGGGCGCAGCGGTTGGTTCGAGATGGGACTCTACGGGGAGCAGACGCGCGTGGCGCGATGATGCATCCGTGGGGAATGCGCGCCGTGGTCATTCTCGATGAGTGCTCTCGACTCCGTCAGAACACGATGGGGGTGGCATCTTGAGGCCGATCGCGTACCCATCGGCGGAAGGACGCATCATTTCGAAGCGCACCGTTTGCGAAGCTCTCGGCGGCATCAGCACCGACACTCTCGATCGTCTCGTCGACCGAAACCAGTTCCCAAAGCCCATCAGGATCGGTCGCAGACCGATGTGGACCGAGGGCGACGTCGAGCTCTTTAAGCGCCGGCTGGACGAACAGCGAAGGCGTATAGGCCCTCAATGAACAACGATCGTCATCGACCGCGGGGCGCGGGGGCGGCTGGAGTCCGGACCCGGGGAAGCACCGGCTTACCCCCCGATTCCGGTATACCTGACAATGACCTAACGAGGCAGGTGGCGGGGCGAGCGGCGGGTCCTCCGCCCAGCGACTGATTCGTTACCCCACAGGGATCAGTAGCAATGACAGACAGAGTTTGTTTAGCGCACAGCACGGAGACCACTTGACAATGCCTGCTAAATCTGCATCATGTACTCACTCATGGCCAAAGACCAACTCGGGCTCATTTGCCCGAAATGCGGCAAAATCGACAACGGAGTCACGCGAACCGCGCGGCAGCCGAATTCGATCGCGCGGGAGCGAACGTGCCACCGATGCGGACGCAAATTCTGGACGGTCGAGAAGTCCTCAAAGGAAGGCAAGCCGTCCGGGTGACGAGCCGGGATGCCCGGCATGTGGTTGCAGGCTCTTCAAGCTGATCAAGGAGTGGATCTCAGGGGCAGGGAAGTGGCGAAGGCGCCACCAAATAGGCATTTGCGAGCACTGTGGGCGCAGATTTAGCAAGTCGACCCGGGAATTCGCTGAAGGCGACTGACGATGAGCAGCAAGAAACCGAGATCCGAGCGTTCGACTCAGCGCACCGCGTACAAGAACGTCTACGCGCGCGGGGATTCGCTCGTCGTCGTGGTGCGCCTGGCACATACCGACGCGAGGGGGCGGCGTAAGGAGAAGTGGATCACCTTCGGAAACAAGCGCGCCGGCGCGACTGCGCGAGACGCATCCCTCTTCCTGGCAGACCGCCAGCGTGAGCAGGACCAGATCTTTCGCGGCGAGGTCGATGAGCGCGTATTGAAAGTTCGGAGGGAGGAGTCGCGTCCGATCGCGAAGCTGATCGAGGAATACAGCGCGACGCTTGAGGGAAGGGGACGATCGAAGCGCCACCGCGACTACACAAGGCGATACCTCTACGCCTGGGCGCGCGCGTGTAGGGTTGACTCCCTAAGAGACGCCGACGCCGCGGCATTCAGCACCTGGCTGGCATCGGAGCGTTCAAGGGGCGTGGCGGCTCGGACGCTCAACGCGTACCGCGCCGCGATTCTCGCCTTCTGTCGCTGGGCGACCGCCCACGGGCTGACATTGAGCAACCCGATCCAGTCGGCGCTCATTGAGCGCGCAAACGAAGACGCTGATCAACAGCGCCCTCCGCGCGCAATGACGCTGGATCAACTCGATCGGCTGATCGAGGCGGCTCCTCCTCGAAGGGCCGCGATGTATGCGCTCGGCGGATACGCGGGCATTCGCTGGAGCGAGATGCTCCGCATTCGCTGGGGCGACGTCGACTTCGACCATTCACGGCCAACGCTCACGCTTCGAGGATCACACACGAAGAACGGACGTCCGGCGGAAGTGCATTTGCACGCTCGAGCCGTTGAGGCCCTGCAACGCTGGCGCCTGGAGCCCTGGACGGAGCCGTTCAAGAAGCCAGAAGGCGTCGGCAACGATGAGGGCGACCTGATCTTCGGCGCTCCTGTCGCGCAGCGGACCTGGAAGAAAGACCTGCGCGCAGCGCGCATCATCGGGACTCCGAATCCTCAGGATCCGGAAGGCTCTTGGATTGGTGAAGACGGGTACACGAACGAGCTCGGCGAGTCATTCGAGAGGAAGTGCCTACGCACAACACTCGGAACAGCGCTCGCTGCAGCCGGCGTCGACATCCAGGTAGCGCAGCGCATCATGCGCCATTCCGATCCGAAGCTCACGATGCGCCACTACACCAAGATCACGCTTGATCCACAGCGTGAAGCCATCTCGCGACTCGGCGCGAGGGTGGCTAGGCCAGGGCTAGGCGGCGCTCCGTTCTCAAGCGGTTCCGGGGTGGAAGGAGTGGCCGACAAGGACACCGCTTCAGGAAGGAGGGTGTCCTAAGTCATGATACTGCATGCGCATAGAAATGCCCCCCAAAGGACTCGAACCTTTAACCCGCTGATTAAGAGTCAGCTGCTCTACCGATTGAGCTAGGGAGGCGCTGGGCGTCTGTCCGGAGACCGGTGAACGCCTTCGCGAG